GAACCTCACAGCTCGCAAGTTTGCTACTCTGACCAAGGTTTCCAGCGAGCTTTCCGAAGACGCTGCAATCGCCTTGGCAGACATGCTGGCTCAAGAAATTGCTTACCAGCACGCAGTCAAGCAAGATGCCTGCGGTTTCCTCGGTGACGGAACCACGACCTACAATGGGATCATTGGCCTTGCCAATGTTCTTGCTGCCGGATCCGTTGTCACTGCAAACACCGGCGAAGACACTGCACCCGAGTTGACGATTTCCGTCTTCCAAAATGCAGTCGCCAAGTTGCCACAATATCCTGGCATTCGTCCAGTGTGGTTTGTCAACAGTGCCGTTTACTGGAACGTCATGGCTCGTCTGCAATTCGCTGCCGGTGGCAACACTGTCATGGATATTGCTGGTTCGCCGGTTCAGCAATTCATGGGCTATCCAGTCGTGTTCGCGCAAACGCTCCCAAGCACGATTGCAGCTAGCACCAAGTTCGCCTACTTTGGTGATCTTGCAATGGCTTGCACCATGGGTACTCGCAGAAGTCTGAGCATCAAGTCTGATGCTTCGCGTTATGTCGAATACGACCAGATCGGCGTGTTCTCGACGCTTCGTTACGACATCAACATCCATGAGATTGGGGATGCAAGCAATGCAGGCCCAATCGTCCAACTCAAGGCTTCTGCCTAGTCCTCACAACCAAGAAAGTAGGTGATCCACAATGAACAGTCTACAGCATACGAAATGGGTTGCAGCAATTAAGCCTGCTGCGATTCTCGATAACGCATCAGCGACTGCTACCGAAATTGACGCTCGCAATTGGGACTATGTCACCATTGCAGTTCAACTTGGTGCGACCGACATCGCGATGACTGCCCTAAAGGTGCAAGCAGCATCGTCCTCGGGTGGTTCGTTCAGCGACATTTCCGGCGCGACCTTCGACGGTGGTAGCGGTCTTGGTGGTGCTACTTTGGCACTGCCTTCTGCAACCGACGACGGCCAAACCTGTCTTTTCCACATCGACATGCGTGGAAAGAATCCGTTCCTCAAGCTTGTTGCAACCTTTGGTGACGGAACCTCCGGTGGTTACGTCGCTGCTGTTGCTTGCTTGAGTCGCGGCAAGATTCCACCTGTCAGTTCCGCTGGATTGGCAGACGGCGATGTTTGCTTGGTGGTCTAGTCAAAAGGGGATTTGCTCACGATCCCCCTCCGGTCACGTTCACGGCAGATGCCAATGGTGTTTGCCGTGGATGTGATTTTGAGCAAATACTGGAATGGACGACCGGCAGGCACAAAGCTTGTCGGTTGTCAACGTGGCGTAGCATTGATTCTGATTCAACGAGGAATAGCACAAAATGCCAACGACGATCAAAGCAGAAGTGATCTCAGGCCCGAGTGTAGAACCGTTGACCCTGGATCAAGTAAAAAAGCAACTCGAAATCTCCGTAAGCGACACAACGCACGACATTCAGCTGGCGAGCATGATTCAGGAAGCTCGTGAGCAATGGGAGCATGACACAGATAGCGTCACATGCTACCAGACGTTGCGTATCAAGGTCAGCGACTTCTACGATGGGTTTGAACTACCAAAAGGCCCAGTCCAGATCGTTACGTCGCTTCAATACTACGACGGAAACAACAACCTTCAAACCTACTCTGCTGCAAACTACAGCTTGCACAAGGACGAAATAAGGCTTGGTTATCAGGTGACCCTACCTGCTTGGTCGGCAAGGTGGGACGCATGGGCAGTGACTTATCGATCAGGCTACAGTCAGGACGCATCGCTTGTTCCTGCAATTGCAAAGCGAGCAATGCTTTTGCTTGTGGCAAACTACTTTGAGAACCGAGACATGCTGATGTCGGAAGCTATGCAATCGCAAAAAGCTTACGAGATGCTTGTGCGCAGGTTTATGCGGAGTAGCTATCCATGAGTGGAACTGGAAGACCGACTCGGTTTCGCGTTGGATCAATGCGTCACCGATGCACGATACAACAGGAAACAGAAACTCCAGATGCATCGGGCCAACCGATCCTTACCTGGAGCGATTATTGCAAAGACGAGCCATGCGAATACAGGCCGACATCCGGCATGGAAACTGTTCGCGGAAGGCAGGTCGAAGCAGGAACCAGAGCGATTTTTACCGTAAGGTATCGCTCGGGATACAACACACAAATGCGACTTGTGTTTGACGGAGAAACCTACGGGATCACTGCCGTCAATAAGGTCGATGGATTGAACAAGTACCTTGAAATCGTTTGCGCGGCACTACCATGACAAGCGGAATACAAGTCGAAATCAATCATGAGCTTATCAAGCTCTTAAGCGACATTCCTATCATGCTGCGGAATCGTGTCTTTGGTCGTTGCTTGGCTGAATACAGCAAGCCCATCGCGTCGAAAGCTGAAACGCTAGCTACATCGTCAAGGTACACAAGAAGCAGAACTAGAAGGTTTCACAACGGTCAAATATCAGGCGGGTGGTCTAGGAAATATTCAAGAAACCAGCAGTGGGCCGGAATCAATTCTCAAGATCATTACGGATATCGAGTTGGAAGAAGCGGAGTTGCTGTTTGGGTTGGTTTTAGACATCCTAAAGGAAACAAGCAACAGTTTGTTCATCCGATAAAAAAAGGCACGTCGTATGTTCGTTACAACTGGGGCAAGCCTGGGGTGACGTACAGCTACGTTAATCGTTATGGACGAACGATTGTGTTTACTCGCAAGACACAACCAGGCATTAACAATTTTCCAATGCAAGACAGGTCTGTTGTCAGGGCTTTCCACAGGACAAAATCGACGGCAGAAAACGCTTTTAGAACTGAATTTCAAAAGCAAATCAAGGAGTTAAGACTTGGCTAAAAACATTGCACTAACAGACAAGGTTACGATTGCTACTGGGACAACGTCGACTGGTCTTTCAATGACCAGAAATAGGGTTCCGGTCGCAATTCTTACGCCTGCTGCTTTGACTGGAACGTCGATGACGTTTCAAGCGTCACTCGACGGAACCAACTTTTACGACTTGTACAACGGAAGCACGCAGTACAGCGTTACCGTTGCGACAAACAGATACATCGCGTTGAACCCAGATGTGTTTCAAGGCGTTGCGTTTATCAGGCTTGTGAGCGGATCGAGCGAAGCGGCAAGTCGAGACATTTACGTCATCAGCGGAGAACTGTAAGCGTGAGTGGCATCGGAGAGGCTTTAAGAACTAAGCTTTTGTCGTACTCTGCTGTCAGCGATATTGTCGGACAGCGGATGTACCCTGATGCCCTTGTGCAAAAAGCGGTGCTTCCTGCAATCGTTTACTATTGCACAAGCACCGAAAGAGATCATCACCTTGGAGGGGTCGGTAAGTCGGCACATGCTAGATTCACGTTTGATTGCTTTGCAATGACGAGGGTCGCGGCAAGTGCCTTGAGCAAAGCGATAAGGGAAACTGGAATTGATTCGTTTCGCGGAGTTGTAAGCAGTTACACATTCTGCGGAGTTGACTTTGATTCCGGCGATGAGTATCAGAACGATGTTCCAACCGATGGTAGCCAAGAGCATCGGTACATCGTAACTTTCGACCTCTTGGTTCACTACAAGGAGCCTTAGAAATGGCTGCATTGACTGTTGCGGATACCGGACTTGGAGCAACCATTTCCGGCACTGGCTTGGTTACGACTCAAATCACCAGGATTGGTGATTTTTCGGTGACCGTCGATCAACTCGACATAAGCCACTTGGGAACAACTGGCTATGAAGAATTGCGTCCAAGTGACTTGAGAAAAAATCCTGAGCTTGAGATTGAATTCAACTGGCTCGGGTCGGCCCCACCGCTGGGTTCAACTATGATACCTACCAGTGAACCCTATGCGGGCGTGGCAATTACCCTGACTTTTCCAGGCGCGGGGTCGCTTAGTGGAACTGCATTCGTCAAAGCGGTAAAGTTCCCAAGTTGCGAAAAGGGACAAATCATGAAGGGTTCTTACACCCTGCAATTCGACGGCGCGACGGAACTTGCCTTCACGCCTGCCTAGTGTTTTTTTACGGAGGGATGATACACGATGTTTCGACTACAGCAACAAACTGGCATCAATTGCGAAGACCGAGTTGTTGAGCTTAAGCAGTGGCAGATTTACTACGGAGATGTACTCGTTGGTTATCTGCCACAGACGCAAGAATCGCAGATTCAAGCGTTGTTTGAGTTTCCGCACGATGCCTTGACCGACGAAGTCCTTGAAGAATTTGCGATGGAGCAAGCAGACAAGCTAAGTCTTGACTCTTGCGTTGTTTTGCCTCCAGAGCAGTTTTCAAGACAGTTTGTCAAAGAGGCGTTGGAACTAAAAGCACAAGAAGAAGAAGGAGAATACGACGATGAGTAGTCGAGACTCCTTTTTTGAACTGATCAAGCGACCGCTACATACCAAAGAAATCACAATTGAGGGAAAGCAGTTCTTTCTTCGCGAACTCTCGGAGGCAGACTCCGCAGAGATGGAAGTGAAGATGCAGACCAAAGATGGGATTGATTGGCAGCAGCATCGCAGATTGCTTGTGTCTTATTGCTTGGTTGACGAAAACGGCGAACGCATTGTCAAGAACCCTGACGATCTGAAGGCAGCATCGAAGTCTTTGATCGGCAAGTTCTACAATGAATGTTTGCTGCTTGGCGCATTTGAGCCAGGAGAGGTCGAAGCACTCGCAAAAAAATCCAGCGAAGTCGAAAGCTCAGAATAGGCTTTCGGCTTGCGTTAGCTTGGGGTATTCAGGATCCGATTGCATGGATGAAAGACTTGCCTGCTGGCACTCTGAACCAATGGATCGCGTTTGATCGCGTCGAGCCAATGGGAGAGGAGTGGATGCAGACGGCGAGCATCGTCCATGCAATCAACATGCCTATTTACGCTAGGTCTAATAGCGAATTGCCCGATGTAGAAGTCTTTATGCCTCCGAGGTATCGAAGACCTAGATTGCGCAAGTCCAATGCGTTATTCAGTGCCGCGCAAACGACTGGTAAGATCGCCGGTCAAGTCAAAGCAATGTTCGGATTTGGAGCGAAGAAATGACGACTACTGTCAACATTGCCAATATTAAAGTTGGCATGAACGTCAAAGAACTCAAAGATTCTGGAGAGTTCGCTCGTCATGAACTTGCTCGTCTTACGAAGATGTTTAAGGATTCTGAAACATCTACTCAGCGATTTGAGAATGAACTTGAACTTCTGAATCGCGCAGTAACGCAAAGCGGTGGGAAGATTCAAAACTACGAGCAGATCGTAGGTCATCTTGAAGAGAAATATGGTATTGCAGCCGAGAAAGCAAAAGCTTTGGCGGCTCAACAGGAAATTCTTGCGCATCGTGCCAAGGCAGCATCGCTAGGCTTAGAAAGAAACGCCGAAGCTTTTTCAGCAGGTCAAT